CACAAATTGTCACTACTACTACGCAACTCACATTGCGTGCTCACTACCTACAACATCAAGTTGTGTTCAGCCCCTACTGGCCATTACTACAGAATTTAAGTTCTTTGAACTTAAATTCATTCACTACGAACTTCGGTTCATCCACTACTGAACTTCGGTTCAATCACTACGAAACTTCGGTTCCATCACTATCATCAACAGGTTCATTCTTAGTCTGAACCTCGGTTTCTCGCTACCGTTAACGTGCTTAACTGACATTATATGGGCGGGAATCTTACTATATTTTTCATAATTCTACTTACTCTATCACTCGTGGTACTGTTTGTGTATACAACTTGTTACTACGATGTCTTCTTCCAAGCCTTCCACAACGGGTCTTATGCCTCCTCTGGCAAACTTGACTGCTTGGGAGAAATTATTCGTTCCCGTGTTTCTAAGCTCCGCGGAATGTATGAATGACTCTTATGTTAAATCATTACCAGATATTTTGAGAGTCGAAAGAGCTTATGGGATTGTATCACCAATCGAATTAGAAGACCATAATCACCAACAGATTCGCGTGGCTAAAAGGTTTGAAATTTATCAGGCTCTTAAAAATGGAAAAACTCTGAATTCGTATGGTGATATCGACGTGTCCAAATATATGAAAATTACTGATTTTCAAGTCGAGGACACCGAAATAATGAGTCCTGAAGATGCGTTTTCTTGGCGTGAAGATTCTAAGTGTAATATTATTAAACGTCATGAAAAACTTGACAAATTCAAGGTACTCTCGGATTACTTGCAGGAGTGTGCCATGGTAGTTGAACAAAGTCTAAAGGACGAGGTATTGTTTTTGGTCAAAGACGGTGTAAAAATCCAGGGAACTGGTAATGAGCTTTATGAAAGCAGTATTGCTTACGACTTTGATCAAAACAAATTTGTACTCCCACGGACTGTCGATCCACTCACTGCAAAGAACATCCTTGTTACTGCAGCTATGAAAAATCTGATAGAAGAGCGCATAATCTCCCACGCTAATCTTCACATTCCAAAGTGTGAACTTTTGATTTCGCATGGTAGTGCAGGTTCGGGAAAAACAAATCGTCTAGTTCAATTGGCTACCAAATTGAACCCGGCTTCAGTTGGTATAGTTACTCATTCAGGGTACAATCGTGATCATATCAAGGGACTCTTGCGCAAACGTGGTGTGACCACTGTCCGGGTCGAGACCTATGACCATTTCATCCGCAACCCGTCTCATTTTGATGTTTTGTTATTGGACGAATGTCATTTGGTTCACCCTGGAATGTTGTTAACCACCATGTGTTTGGTGAAACCACAATTTGCACACGGTTTTGCTGATTTGTCACAGTGTGTATACCCACTTTATCCGGGATCTACGCGGTTGCCTTTGTACCGTATTTTCCGAATCTGCGAGTTCATCAATCAAAGTAACACAATTCCAAAATGTGTCATGGGTAAACTCGGCTTGCACTACAATTTACACCTTCGGCATCACGAATTGGTTAGCACCTCTCAAATTGTTGGATCCGTTGTCCACCATCCGGTCGATTCATTCAACCTGGTTCCTCTGACTCCAGGCACTGTTGTTTATTGCTCCGATCGCGATTCGGATCGGAAGAAGATTCTTGATATCGGTTCACGGAAAGTTAAACACCTGTGCCTGTATTTGAGAAACGAGATCCCACTTGTCGAATTAATGTACGCATTAACGAGATTCACTGAATCCCTAACAGTTTACTCAGCTGTCAATGGTGATGCCCACAACTTCATAAAAGATGTGCAATGCATAGATCCCGATTTATCGGGTGGTGCGACCATTGTTTATTCCGAAGATGAGTATCTTTATGATCAACCACGAGAGTTTATGCCTATAGTGACCGTCCCTCGAGTGCAAAATATGCAACTCCCTGAACATTGGAAAGGGAAAAATACTTTGTCTATTGAGCGTGCTGATGTGCGATTCCCTATTGTTCGTGCCGGTAAGAATGCCAAACTGCTCCTTCCTCACCATTTAAAAATCAATTACGCAGCTTTGGTCGATGTGTTGTCCATTGCTCCTGTTAAAGACCGAGGTGTGTTCTATAAGGAAGACGACTTTCCTCAAATGATGTCTTTTATCCTTAATCGCGCTATCAACAAGTATTATCCGATCGGTATAAGACAAATTGCAGGAATTCGTAATTATGCGACCAAGGAAATGGCAGAAGTTTTAATTGAAACCCCTTTGGAACCCGTCTTGGAAATGGAGCGAGTTTACGGTAATGGTATAGTCGTGGACGTTCCCACTTCGGACATTACTGTTGAAGAACCGGACGAATTAATATCCCCAGTACAAGAATTCTTAAATCATTATTTCACTCCTAACGTTAATTACACTGATAAATCCACCTTTGCCTTTGACTTCCATCGTGGAGAGTTTCAATTTCCCGTCGATGGTGTCACATATAACAATTCAGTAGAACCTTTTAGGGAGCGAAATTTTGATTGTCTTACTCCGGTGTTGTATTCACCGTGTCCTTTGAATCAGGTTTCGACACCTCGGCATGTGCTTAACTCTATACTAAAACGCAACGCCAATGTGCCTCGTCTGACTTCCCTTGAGGATATAGCAGGTCAGGCCGAAATTTTAGTGGATAGATTGTTTGCCATATGTCCTGGTGTAGACACGTCCTCTTTATCCGTGACGGTAGAGTCAATTGCCGATTGGATGAAGACTCAACCGGATTCTGTTATGGGTCGATTAACCGACGGTAACCCTTTGCACTGCAAACCATTAGACCGTTACCAATTCTTACTAAAGAGTGAACCAAAACCTGACCTGACAGTTGAAGCGTTGTCTAAGTACCCTATACCTCAATCTATACTTTGTCACTCTAAGGATATAAACGCTATTTTTTGTCCACTAATCCGCACAATTCGTGATAGAATTATGGAGAAGATGGATAAAAAATATCAGTTTTTCACTAAAGTAGATGAGGAAGGGTTTGCAGAAAAGATGAACCGTGTTTTTCCTGCCGACTCTGCGAAGTTTTATTACTCCTATGAGTTTGATATGTCTAAGTATGATAAGTCTCAAGGGCAGCTGGTTCTCGACTTTGAATGCGCATTAATGCGCCGTCTAGGTGTCCCGGAATACATTGTCGGATGTTGGCGTGTTGCACACACTCGTACTCGTGCGAGAGATCTTACTAATAAGATATCTTTCGAAACTGTGTTTCAAAGAAAATCGGGTGATGCATCCACTTACTTTGGTAATACCGTTATACTAATGATTGCATTGCTTGATGTTTTACCGGATGAAGATGTAGTCTTCGGTGCATTTTCGGGTGACGACTCTTTGATTTTTTCGACTAGACCACCTGATAAAATCGACTTTAAGATTCTATCTACTCGGTATAATTTCGAAGTGAAGTTGTTTGACTTCCAGTATCACTACTTCTGCTCGAAATTTGTCCTTAATGTGAATGGTCGTTGGGTTGTCACACCCGATCCGCTGAAGCGTGCGGTCAAACTCGGACGTGCTGATCTAAGAAATTTTGATCATGTGGAGGAATATAGGGTGTCATTCATTGATAATGTGAAGACATATAATAACTCAGCGGTTGTTGAAAAATTGTCTTTGGCTGTCATGGAACGTTACGGTTCCTTTCATAATCCTTCGCTTGCCATCCAGTGTATGTATCATTTGGGAAAGAAGAAAAACTTTTCCTCTTTGTTCTATCATGCTGCAGGTGATATCTTGTGTTACGATCCATCCAGACCTAGACTGGATTAGTCTGTTGCTGATTACACCGGGTTTTCAGCTGAATTTATCCTATTTATGGGTTTTTCCCGGTTTTCCCAAATAAATAAATCTTCATTATTCGGTATGTCGTAAGTTTAGTTTAGTTATATCCTTTTGTTTCCATCTCCTTGTTTTATTATAATCG